TTCTGTTTTGACCTTCTCGGTGGTTTTCAGGTCATTCCTATCCAGTATATCCTTTACTGCTCCAAGTCGCACAGACTCGCTTTCAGCGCCTTCAGAGAGGGTTTTAAGCTGGGTTAAGGCACCGGGTACGCAATCCATTATCATCTTCTTGGTGCGCTCCTCGATCTGAGTCTCAAACTGATTCTTTAGCTCATGCCCTCGTTGCTTAGGATGGGAGTAACCAGCGGTGGACGCAGCTTTAGCGGCATTACCGTGTAGGCAATACTGCTCGATAAATGTTTCTTGTTTAGCTGTTCTCAAGATGGTGATCCAATTGTAATGCCCGGTGGTAATTTATCTTCTTCATCAATATTTTCAATGGCTTGCCTTATATCCGGCAAGTCTTGGAAGTTCTGTAAGTAATCATTTATTCTATCTGTATAGCTACCAGCTAACAGTGCAATAATACCGGGGATATTCGTTTCTTCTGTTTTAGGAATTATTCCAGTATCCATCGCCACTTTCGTAGCAATTCTAGGAGCTGCTGCATCTTGAGATGCGAATGATAAATTCGGAGAAAGAACCCCTAATAATCCTGTCATTGTTTTAGTGGGGTCTTCTACATTATACCCCTGTTTCATAGCATCCATAGCTAGTTTATCTAACGCAGTATATCCCTCATAAGAGGCTAAACGCGCTATATTCTCATCCCTTACTGCTGACTTCCCAAAACCAATGCCAGATTTAACAGGAGTAATACCTGTACTGCTATATAACCTCGCCTGAATCTCCTCAAGAGTCATTACGCAAGTAATCCCATAGGTTGCTGCATAGGAGGTCTATCAGGACCAACATTCTGACCCATACCGGGTCTAGCACCCATAGGAACACCACCCCTTCTGAGTTCATTTATTCTATTGTCAATCTCCCTTCTGAGAAATTCCAATTCCATTATTTCAGCATCAGGTGCTAGTTCTCTTCCCATGATATTATCCGTATTTAGGGAAGGCTTTCCCAGTAAGCATACGCGCCACGGGTGCCGAGCCTAAGATATTCTTTCCATGCCGCACGTTTCTTTCTCGCTTCTTCATAGGAGTCATCCCTTTGTTCTCTTATTTCATTACGGCGGGTTTGCACGCCCCGCCCGTAAGCTGGACCACCCTCCCAAACATTTCCAGCAACTCTCTGACCATACTTTTCATTATGAGCTACATCTTCAGGAGTTGGAGGTCGGTTTACTAATTTGTTTAATACTTGGTTACCGACCATAGTTTTGGATGGTTCTGAAGTTGTTACAGGTTCAAACCCCTGCTTTACCAACTTACTCTTTGATTTTTCGTGACCAATGGTTCTATCTAAATACTGTCCAATATTTAGCAATCCACCAGCAAAAGGATTAATCAGTCCTAAAAGCCCACCCCCCTGCAGTACCATTTGAGCTATTTCGTTTGCCCGTTTCTCATCATCCCAAGGGTTACTATTTGGTCTGGCAGAGGTGCCAAAGATTTCCATTAGTAAGGCTCTTCTTCAAGTTGTGCGCCCAGTGTTCCACCACGGAGAGCAGGGTAGGAGCCGGTTTCCGCTCCTCTTTTCCACATCCATCCGTAGTCTCTTGTATTCATCATGGCGTTGATCTCGTCTATAATTAGTTCGTGTCTCTTCTCGCCCTTTTTCATTTTGGGTAGAAGCTGACCTACCGGGACTACATTAAAATCAACGTCACCAGCTTTTGCCACTTTAGGTATGGACATATTAGTTATGTCTATAACAACAGGTAGTTTCTTGCTTCCGAATTCTAACACACTGTCTATAAACTCTGATCCACTACCCTGCCTATACCAGTCCGTATTCCATTGTACACCTTTTCCTGTACCTTTGTCAAATACCCTGGTATGGTTCATATGAGCCAGAAGTCGGTCTGGGGTCAGCGAGGAGTGTGGTCCTACGCTGATGTAATTATCTGTTTCCCTGATTCTCCTTTCCGCTAGATCAACATCCAGTGGAGCAGTATTTTTATTACCCTTAGCATTGATGTCGCGCATCTCCTGCAATAACAAATCTTTCGTTATTACTGCGTCAGGGTTTCTTGTCCAGATAGACTCCCACGCCCTGTCTACCATTTTAAGCGGGTTTATCTGAATCCCACCTTCTACTCTAGACCCAGCGGCTGATGCCCTTACAGCGTGTCCACTAGCTGGCATTAATGGCTTAGTTACCCATAATGACTCAATTCCTTCCTTGGTGTGGGCCTTCAATATGGGAATAATGTGGTCCAGCATTTCCGTAGGAAGCGTGGATTGGGTCAAATCAGACAGTATTTGCGGCTGATTTACTATATCCATATAGCCACCCTCAAAGGATGTGGGGAATACATGACCCTCTAGGGACTGTTCAAGATTCTTTATTATAGGACTTGTCGGGTCCGTTGACTTAATATTGAGTATTGCCTTAGCGGCCTCATTCAAATACTCATTATAAGCTCTATTCCACTCCTTACTACCGCTTGTCTCTTTAGCCATAACCTCTTCAAGACGCTTAAACTCTCTAGCTATAAGAGGTTTTATGTTAAACACCTCAGATAGATAAGCATTCTTTGGGTTAAGGTTAAGAAACTTAGAGGTTATAGCTTCTGGGACCATCTTGGCTAGTTGGAATCCTTTTCCACCCCTATACCATGGTATTGTTAGGCCTGTCTTACCGGCCCTCTGCATTCTTGTTAGATATACATCAGAACCCATTAGACGATTTGGACCGCCCTTCCTTAGATTGTTTAAACCCCTAATGAGCTTTGCTGGGTTAATTAAGTTAAGATATCCATAAGTAACCTGTTCAGCAGCATGGGATGTTTTGGGCCAGTCACCCGGCATCCACCCTGTTAAGTATGGTGGTACTCCAGCAGCCCATCTAATCCCTTTATCTATTGCACCGGCTACAGGCATTAGCATTTCCGCAGCAGCCTTACCCTCATAGGTTCTTGGAGAGTAGCCAGACTCAGCGGCCTTCATAAAGCCATATCCATCTGACTGCTCAAGACCGTACTTCTCTGCCATCTCTTTACCAGTAGGTCTGCCGGTTGCCATGGCTCCAACTTCCCATGGTAGCCCTCTAGCGCCGGATACAAGCCCGGTCAACATGGATATCAGAACCTCACCAAAACCCAATGCAGCAGCACCCTGAGCCTGTAGAGCCTTTTCTCTTGGCTCTATATAGGTTTCAGCTATCCGATTGAGTATATCCTGTTTTTCGTCATCTGTCATTTTAAAAAGTAAATTTCAGCCCAAACCGCTGATTCTGTTATCGTCACCTAACACCAAGTAAACCCGGTGGTATCTGACCATTCATCGGAGGACCACCCTGCGGCATCGGAGGGGGTAGATCAGGACCGGGGCGCGCGCCCATTCCGGGGATATTCATTCCGGGTGGAGGGGTCTGTGGCATCTGTTGACCACCACCTTCTACAGCCGCCATAATCTGCTCAGGAGGCATACCAGCCGCCATAAGCTGTTGCATGATCGCATCACCTTCAGCCTTTAATTCGGCTAGTCTTGCTAGTAATTGTTCCATCAGGATAGTTCCTCGTTTAGTTTATGTATCTTATCAGACACTTTGGATATAAAGATAAATGGAAATATTCCATGTACCACAGCAGTCAAGGATAAACGAAATAGCTTTGAAGCAAGCCCTAACGCAAAACGAAGATGTCTCGCCCATGATAAATTTATATCCCTTAAATGACTCATAATACTTTCGCTACTACAATGTTCCCTTCTTTGTTCGTCTTTAATTCTACTGTACGCTTCTCGCAAGTGAATCGAGTCTTCCCGGATGCCGTGTCTTTCCAACCATTTCTTTTCAGAGTACGTTTCATACTTAGACATCCAGACATCCCCATTTCAACCCACTGACCAGTGCTGGGGTTCTCCCAGTGGCCCATCCATTCTTTTAAATTGTCGTTCATGTACAACAGTAATACAAACATGACCTCCATTTATTCTGTTGATTCCTTTTTTTCTACGATGTTATAGTGGACTGATCCATCCTTTTGATATTCTACGCGATAGTTGACAGGAACCATCTTGTACACAGTAAATTCCGCGCCAT